GTTAGATGAAACTGCAACCACCTCTAGATATGTTGAGGCACTTGCAATAGGTATTGTACCCTTTGTATGGAGAAACTATGATTGCAACAATACATATAGAATTGATAAGTGGCAGAGAGTTTACACATTTGAAGAGTTCCTAGAAAAATCATTAGAGTTGAGAGATGATACCTTTAGAGAAGAAAAACTAGAACTGGCAAGACAAAACTATTCAGAAGTTCATCTATCAGAAGAGGAATACTATGAAGAGTTTGCGAGGAGAATGAACGATGCTTTTTAAAGAAGTATATCAAGTTGTAGAAAGTCCACTTGAAAAAGATGCAGGTATTGAACTTGTAAGTGGTGAGTGGAAAGGTTTAGTATATCAATATGGTGATGTACAGTTTGTCAATGGCGAACCTCAAATGAACTTCAAAAGAAACATAAGAAGGATGCCAGAAGGTGTCGAAGGCACAGAGGAGGCAATTCAAGAATTACTAAATAATAGTGAATTAAACAATCTCATGGGTGATATTCTAGTTGAATTAATTCAAGAGCAAATCAAAAGAGAAGAGGAATCAAAAAATGGCAAGAAGTAATCTCAAATTTACAAAAGTAGAAGACGGCGTAACCGTTGGATACTATTTTAATTGTGAAGAAAGTGACTATGAAACTTTCAAAGCTGATAAAGAATCAGAGGGTTATACATTCGATTCGAATAAAACTCCAGAACCAATTTCAGAGTAATTAATTAGGAATTAATAATGAATAAAGATGTTTTAAAAGAACAAATTAAGAGACATGAAGGCGAAGTCCTTGAAGTCTATGAAGATTCTCTAGGGTACTTAACCTTAGGGGTTGGTCATCTTATTAGAGAAGATGATGCAGAATTTGGAGAACCAGCAGGTACTCCAGTCAGTCAAGAAACTGTCGATAGATACTATGAGGCAGACTTTGACAAACATGTTGATGAAACTATACACCTATTCGAATCTAAGGGTGGTGAAGACTTCTATAGTCTTCCAGAAGACATTCAACATGTACTAGTCAACATGACATTCAACTTAGGTGGAAGTCGTTTTGGTAAATTTAATAACATGTGGAAAGGAGTTGTTTCATGCGATTGGGAAAAAATGGCAGTCGAAATGGAAGACTCAAAATGGTTCGGTCAAGTTGGAAGAAGGTCAGTAGAACTACAAGACATGGTTCGAAATTGTGAATAGTGTCAAATGTATCAGATTAGATACAGGTGAAGTTCTGATTGGATTTGTAGAGAAGAAGTGGAACGGAGATTATATAATCTCAGAAGCTCAAGTATGTGTAATGGAGGTAAAAGATGGAACTATGGAAGTCAATTTGGCGCCGTGGATTCCCTTTGCCAAAGATTACACCTTCACAATCAATTCAGGCCTCATACAGACGGTGTTTGAAGCAAAGCCCCAACTCGAAACTAATTTTAAAGTTGCGACAGGCAACAACTTTCAAAGAGGTAAAATAGTAAAATAATTATGGTAGACTTTATGAATAGAGTTCTCGTTGCACAGGTCAAACAGGCCGATGCTCAGATTGAGAAACACAAAATAAATATTGAAGTATTAACAAAGAACGCAGTTGGTGTCGCAGAACATCCTGACACAATGGAAACAGTAGAGAAAGAACTAGAAAAGATTTCATACTGGACAGATATTAAGTCAGCAGTTGTTAATAATTTCGACTTCGAATCTAAAAGAACATTGACAGAATAGACCTACTGTAGTATACTTACAGTATGGATTTTTACACAAATGTATGTCGCACTCGTGACAAAATATTAGCGATTGGTTATCAGAACGGAAAGAAACAAAAACTTTCCGTATCTTATCGTCCAAATCATTTCATTCCCTCAAAGAAAAGCGCTACGCCTTACAAGGCACTTGACGGCAGACCACTAGATGTAGTCAACTTAGACTCAATGGGTGGTGCAAGAAAGTTCAAAGAAAAGTATCAAGGCATAGACGGTTTTGAAGTTCATGGTTACGATAGGTATGTGTATACTTACATATCAGATAAGTTTCCTGGCAAGATAGACTTTGATGCAAATGCAATCAAAATTGCCACACTTGATATTGAGTGTGAATCAGAAAATGGTTTTCCAGAACCAGGCGAAGCAATAGAAAAGGTCAACGCAATCTCAATCAAACCATTCGGTAAGTCTTGTGTTGTATTTGGTCTAGGTGAATGGGAAACAGAATCAGATGTAATCTATATCAACTGTAAAAATGAGGCACATCTACTAACAGAGTTTATTAAATACTGGCGACAAGAATGGTTCGATATCATTACTGGTTGGAATGTAGATGCATTTGATATGACTTATCTTTGTAATAGAATCGATAGACTATTCGGTGAAGATGCACACAAAAAGTTATCGCCATGGAATATGTCTTCTAGTAGAGAGTTTTTACAGAATGGTTATCAGAAGACTCAGATATTTGACTTGTATGGTGTCAACATCGTAGACTACTTAGAACTATATCGTAGGTCTACTTTTCATAACCAAGAGTCATACAAACTAGATTACATCGCTCACTTTGAATTGGGTAAGAAGAAACTAGATTATTCAGAGTATGGTTCATTGCATACCTTATACAAAAACAATTACGCAAAGTACTTAGAGTATAATGTTAAAGATGTTGTTCTCGTAGAAGAACTAGAAGACAAACTAGGTTTCTTAGACTTGACTCAGGCAATGGCGTATGATGCCAAGTGTAATTACATCGACACATTCGGTATGGTTAAGTATTGGGAAACAATCATCTACAACTTCTTAAAAGAACAAGGAGTTCAAACACCACCTCAAAAACGAAACGAGAACAAGACGAATCAGATTGCAGGTGCCTATGTTAAAGAACCAATCACTGGTGGTCATAATTGGGTTATGTCATTTGACTTGAACTCTCTATATCCTCATTTGATTATGCAGTGGAATATTTCACCAGAGAAAATGATTAAGGGTCATAGACAAGATACGAATGTAGAATTGATGTTGCACAAGAAAGTGGACTTATCTATTGCTAAGAAGATGAACGCTACAGTCGCACCCAATGGTGTAATGTTCACACGAGATAAACAAGGTTTCTTTCCTGAGATTATGGAAGTCATGTACGATGAGCGTAAGGCATGGAAGAAAAAGATGATTGAGTATCAGAAAGTCAAAGAGAAGACTTCTGACCCTAAAGAGATTAAGAAACTAGATACTCTTATTAAGAGGGCATACAACAATCAACAAGTAAGAAAGATTGCACTTAACTCAGCATATGGTTCTATGTCGAATCAGTGGTTTGCTTTCTTTGACCCAAATCTTGCAGAGGCAATTACTTATTCTGGTCAGTTAGTTATCAAATGGTCAGAGAAGATAGTCAACGAATATCTAAACAAGATACTTAAAACAGACAATGAAGATTATGTCATTGCAATGGATACTGATTCAATTTATCTCACAATGGATAAATTCGTAGAAACAGTTATGCCTGGCGAAACAGACAAAGACAAGATATGTGATTTCTTATCTAAGGCAGAGTCTAAGATAGAAGATGTACTTGATGCAGGTTTCGAAGACCTTGCAGATTATACCAATGCATATCAACAGAAAATGGAAATGGGTCGTGAAGTAATTGCAGACAAAGGTATATGGACTGCAAAGAAAAGATATATTCTAAATGTATTTGATAATGAGGGTGTTAGACTAGAGACACCTAAACTCAAACTTATGGGCATTGAGACTGCAAAGTCATCAACTCCTTTGTGGGTGAGACGAAGACTAGAAGATGCAATTAAGATTGTCATGCGTGGTGATGAACAGCAGTTATGGGACTTTGTAGAAACTGCAAGAAAAGAATTCAGAGAACTTCCGCCAGAAGATGTTGCATTCCCTAGAGGGTGTAAAGGTCTCATTCAGTATGCAGACCCAACTCACATCTATGGCAAGGGTACACCAATTCATGTCAGAGGTTCATTACTATTCAATCATAGACTTAAAGAAATGAATCTACTGAAGAGATATGAACCTATTCAAAACGGTGAGAAGATTCACTTTACATATCTTACTATGCCAAACCCTATCAATGAGAATGTGATATCATTCACTAACTCATTACCAAAAGAATTTGATTTACATAGATTTGTAGATTATGATTTGCAGTTTGATAAATCATTTATCTAACCATTACGAAACATCATAGGACATATTAACTGGAATGTAGAACCAGTTGCGAGTTTAGATTCCTTTTTTGGATAAATAACTCTATGGCATACTCAAAAAAAGTAGTCGATAGATTCGAAGAAGTCTTGAACAATCCATCAAAACATGGAGTCGGAAGATTCGACCCAAATGACCCAAATGTAGTGACCGGTTTAGCTGGTGCACCTGCATGTGGTGATGTAATGAAATTAGATTTAAAAGTAAATCCTGATACTGAAGTTATTGAAGATGTCAAATTTAAAACTTATGGGTGTGGTTCTGCTATTGCAAGTTCATCTTTATTCGTAGAACTCTTAATGGGTAAAACCATGACTGAGGCACAACTGATTAAAGATAAAGAAATTGCAGATGCATTAGAACTACCGCCAATCAAATTGCATTGTTCTGTTCTTGCAGAAGATTCTATAAGAAAGGCATTGAAAGATTGGGCAGAAAAAACTGCACATAGAAAACATAATCAGGTATAAAAAATGTATAGATATAAAGTAAACATAGTGAAGGTAGTCGATGGTGATACAGTAGATGTAGATATTGATTTAGGGTTCGGTATGGTGTATAAAAAACAGAGAGTAAGAATGTTAGGCATCGATACTCCTGAAAGCCGAACAAGAGATTTAGTAGAAAAGAAATTTGGTAAAGCATCTAAAAAACATCTTAAAACAATTTTAGAAGAAGCAGAATCAATCGAACTAGTATCACACGATAAAGGAAAGTTTGGAAGAATCTTAGGAGATTTGTTCATTGGTTCAAATGAAACATCTGTAAATCAACAGATGATTCTTGACCACCATGCAGTCGCATATACAGGTGGTAATAAAGAAGAAACTGAAGCTGCCCACATGGCAAACAGAGAAGTATTACTAGAACAAGGTGTTGTAGTTTTAGAGACACAATCAGAGTTAGAACTATGACAATCCATATAATGGATATATTTTACATGATTATGATTGCAATCATATTTGGTTTTATAATTCATTTAGAAACTCAATGTAAAATGATACTAGAAATTTTAGAACAACAATCTAAATACAAAAGTTGTCGTGAAGACTTTCCAGAATTAGAAGAAAACCTACTAGACAAATAACACATCTTCTAGTATACTAGATTAGTATATTACATATTATGGAGAAGTGAAATGTCATTTATAAAAGATTTAGTCAAAGCATCAGGCAATGAATACGCAGGAGTAGTTTCCGATGGCGTCAATGCTGGTGATGTAGATTCATTCGTAGATAGTGGGTCGTACATATTTAATGCTTTGCTGAGTGGGTCACTATATGGTGGTCTACCCAAAAACAAAATCACCGCAATCGCTGGTGAATCAGCAACAGGTAAAACTTTCTTTGCATTGGGAATGGTAAAACAATTCCTTGCAGATAATCCTGAATCTGCTGTTATCTACTTTGAGTCAGAGTCCGCAATCAGTAAAGCAATGATTGAAGAAAGGGGTATAGACTCAGATAGAATTGTTATCGTGCCTGTGGTAACAGTACAAGAATTCAGAAATCAGGCAATCAATATTCTCGACAAGTACTTAGAGACACCAAAGGATGAAAGACCTCCGATGATGTTTTGTTTAGACTCACTTGGTATGTTATCAACTACCAAAGAGATACAAGATACTGCTGACGGAAAAGAAACCAAAGACATGACTCGTGCCCAAATTACTAAGGGTGCATTTAGAGTATTAACTTTAAAACTAGGTCGTGCAGGTGTTCCAATGATTGTGACTAATCATACATATGATGTGATTGGTTCTATGTTTCCTCAGAAAGAAATGGGTGGGGGTAGTGGTCTCAAGTATGCCGCTAGTTCAATCATCTATCTTTCAAAAAGAAAAGAAAAAGAGGGTACAGAAATCATTGGAAATATTATACACTGTAAGAACGCCAAATCAAGATTGACTGTAGAAAATAGAATGGTCGATGTAAGATTAACATATGACTCAGGCTTAGATAGATACTATGGTCTGCTAGACATGGCACTTGCAAGTGGTGTATTCCAGAAGTCAAGTACAAGGGTGTTATTACCAAATGGCAAAACAGAATTTGGTAAAACAATTAACAACAATCCCGAAAAGTATTTCACTCCAGATGTAATGGAGAGATTAGAAAAAGTCGCAAACAATTATTTTAAGTATGGAAGCAATGAGAATAGAACAGACAATCCTGAAGAACCTGATTCAGAGTGAACAGTTTACACGAAAAGTAATTCCTTTTCTTAAACCTGAGTACTTTGCCGATTCATCTGAGCAGTTGGTGTATAACGAGATAAAATCTTATTTCGAAAAATACACCAAGAGCCCAACACTCGAAGCACTTCTCATAAACCTAGACAATGATACATCTCATTCAGAGAATATCATTACAGGTTGTAAAGAGATGTTGGGCTCAATGCCAGAAGAAGAGACACCAATAGATTGGTTAGTAGATGAAACAGAGAAGTGGTGCAAAGATAGAGCAATCTATATTGCAGTCATGGATTCAATCGAAGTCATTGATAAGAAGTCGCAAAGGTCTACAGGTGAGATACCAGAACTATTGAAAGATGCATTGTCAGTATCATTTGACCAACACATTGGTCATGATGTCTTAGAAGATGCAGAAGAACGATATGAGTTCTACACAACAGAAGAAGAGAAACTTCCGTTTGACTTAGAATACTTCAACAAGATTACCAAAGGTGGTTTACCCAATAAGACATTAAACATTTGTCTCGCAGGTACTGGTGTTGGTAAATCTTTATTCATGTGTCACATGGCTGCAAGTGCATTGATGATGAACAAGAATGTACTTTATATTACACTTGAAATGTCAGAAGAAAGAATTGCAGAGAGAATAGATGCAAACATTATGAATGTACCTATGAAAGATTTGCCTGATATGTCTAAGAAAGAATACGGCAAGAAGATTGGTAGACTTAAATCTAAGACTCAAGGTAAACTTATTGTAAAAGAATATCCTACTGCAGCCGCCCATGCAGGTCACTTTAGACATCTATTACAAGAACTAGAGATTAAGAAAGACTTCAAACCTGATATCATCTTTATCGACTATCTAAACATATGTGCCTCTCAGAGAATTAGACCAGGTGCTGGGGCAAACTCTTATACACTAGTTAAGAGTATTGCAGAAGAACTTAGAGGTGTTGCAGTAGAATGTGATGTGCCTATTATGAGTGCAACACAAACAACAAGAAGTGGTTTTGGTTCTACTGATATTGGTCTTGAAGATACTTCAGAATCATTTGGGTTACCTGCAACAGCAGACTTGATGTTTGCATTGAGTACATCTGAAGAACTAGAAGAGTTAGACCAACTCGTAGTGAAACAGTTAAAAAACAGATACAATGACCCTACAATCTTTAAGAGATTTGTAATAGGTATCGATAGAGCAAGAATGAAACTCTATGATGTAGAACAAGAGGCACAAGAAGAATTAGTAGATGGCGAAATGTTAATCGATGATAGTATACCTGTCGCTGATAGGGCAAGACCTTCAACTAAGTTTAACGATTTTAATATGTAATTATGGAACCATTTGTACAAAAACAATTCGATGAATATCAGGCCAATAGGGTTGAGAAAGACATCGTATCAAAAGAAGAACTCAGAGAACTACTGATAAAAGATTTATCATTCGTATCTAAAATGGGTGTAGCAGAATACACCTTATATCAGAAGTACCAAGAGATACACATGAAGTATCCGACACAAACAGTTTCTACATTGTTTGGCGAAGAGACTAACTTTGTTAATGAAGACCACTTAAAACTTATCAATGAGACTAAGAACAACATATGGTTTCCTAATTCATACGAAGACTTTGAGAAACTAGAACCAGAACTGATTTATACAGACTCGAACAAAGATAGACAGTCTGCTGGTACTCTTACAGAGAAATGGAATTGTCTTAGAACAATGACACACTCACAAAAGAACTCATCAAACATAGGTAGAAATCTACATTACATTGTTAGAGACAAAGTGACCGAGAAGTATCTTGGTGTTATCTGTATTACAGGTGACTTTATTGACTTAACACCTAGAGATGATTACATTGGGTGGGAAAGAATATACAAAACGAATAGTGGTAAACTAAACAACAGCGCCATAGGTTCAAGTATTCTACCAACACAACCACTAGGGTTCAATTACACTGGTGGTAAACTCATGGCATTGTTATGTACTGCCGATGTGATACAGAAACAATGGGAAGAAAACTACGGAGATAAACTAGTCGGTATGACTACTACATCTCTCTATGGTAAATCTAAGACAGGTGGGTTATCACAATACGACAGACTCAAACATTGGAAGAAAATGGGATACAGTCAAGGTTCATTATCATTTGAAATGACCAAAGAGACTGAAAGAAAGATGCTAGACTATGCAGAACACCATTTCAATGAGAGATACTTCTTATTGTATGTTGCAAAGAGAGAAAGTGGTCAGACTCTTAAGAGAGACCATAGAAATCGTATGAGACAATTCATGTACTCGCAACTTAAGATACCAAAAGAGTTGCAGAAGTCAGACCATCAAAGAGGTATCTACTATTCTTGTTTCTATGAAAACACTAGAGAATTTCTTAGAGGTGAGATAGAACAAGACCAATTGATAAGAAACAACAATGATGGTTCAGTCGAAACACTTACTCAGTTATGGAAAGATAAGTATGCGGCTAAACGAATAAATAACCTCATGAACGCAGAGAGACAAAACTTAACAGAAACATTATTCTATGATGATATTGTATCTATGTCATGGGATGAATGTAAACACAAATACTTAGGGGCAGTAGGAAGATGAACATTATAGATATGATACCAGTGACAGCAAAGAAACAAGTTAAGGTCGATAGAGATACCTACAGAGAGTTTACAGAGGCAGTTGATAGATTGGCATCACAAGGTGTTGAATTGCCACACTCAGTAGAATTTTTAAGAGAGACCGATGAATTTAAGATTGAACTCTTAGATGCAAATAACATTGACTTAGAACATTTAGACACGCTACTGTAGCTCACTCGGTAGAGCAGCTGATTTGTAATCAGCAGGTAGTCAGTTCGATTCTGACCAGTAGCTCCA